AACCGAAGCCCAATAAGCTCGAAAAAAGGTTTTCTGAGATAACTAAGCAACGTGAGATGGCACGAGCAGATGCTGATCGTGAGCGCCAACGAGCTAGTGACTTAGAGAGTCGGTTGAGGGAGTTAGAAGCTAGAGTAGCCCCTAAAGCTACTTCAGACGAAGAACCAAGACCTGATCAATTCCAAGATGCGTTTGAGTACGCAAAGGCATTGGCAGAGTTTTCAACTGATAGAGCATTGAAAGAGCGTGATAGGCAAGAAGCTGACCGCAAAGCGAATGACGAACGTGCCAAAACAATGGCAGAGTGGAACAAACGCCAAAGCGAAGTTAAGAAAGAATTGCCTGATTACGATGACATGATAGCGTCTAGCGAGGTCGTTGTGAGCGACCAAGTAAGAGATGCGATTTTCGAGAGTGATTTAGGCCCAAGAATCCTATATCACTTGGCTGAGAATCCTGAAGTGGCTGAAAAGCTCAGTAAGTTATCAACAATTGGTGCTCTTAGAGAGATTGGGAAGATAGAGGCCAGGCTTGAGAAAGCCCCTCAAGAAGAAGTGAAAGCTGCGACTAAATCAAACGCACCGAGGCCGATTAGTCCAATTCGTGCTACTAGCGCTCCAAGTGAGGCCAACATTGACAGCAATGGGGAATTTCATGGAACGTATAGGCAATGGAAAGAAGCACGACTGGCTAAGAAGATTAGGTAAAGACTTTTTTATTATCAAAGGAAATAATCATGGCAAATAATTTGCTAACGATATCTAAGATCACCAACGAAGCGTTGATGGTATTGGAAAATGAACTGACATTTACTTCAGAAGTAGACCGTAACTATGACGACCAATTTGCGGTTGTCGGTGCAAAGATTGGTAACACAGTCAATGTACGTAGACCAGGTCGTTTTATTGGTACAACTGGACCAGCATTGAACGTTGAAGACTTTAACGAGTCAAGCGTGCCTGTAACCTTAAGTACGCAATTTCATGTGGACACCCAATTTACTAGTGCCGATTTAGCACTTTCGTTGGACATGTTTTCGGACAGAGTTCTCAAACCCGCGATAGCTGCCATAGCAAATCGTATAGACCGTGATGGCTTGCTTATGGCTAAGAACAACACGGCTAACATTGTTGGAACAGCTGGTACACCTCCTACTGGTTTAATCACATATTTGACTGCTGCTGCTTACTTGGACGCTGAAGGCGCACCAAGAGACGGCCGTAGATCATGTATTGTTGAGCCTTTCACATCTGCAACCATCGTTGACTCTCTAAAAGGACTATTCGTTCCCCAAGAAGCCATCGGCGAGCAGTATCGTAAGGGTTTGATGGGTCGTGATTCAGCCGGTATGAACTGGAAGATGGATCAGAACGTTGTTTCACAAACATTCGGTTCTTCTTCAACTTCAGTATTGTCTTGCAATACATCCACAGCAACTGGTTTCCTAACTTCTGGTTGGGCACAATATTCAACTATCGCTCTGTCAGCAACGACAGCGACTGGTCAGTTGAACGTTGGTGACGTTATCCAAATTGCTAACGTGTACGCTGTCAACCCCCAGAATCGCCAGGCTTATGGTTCTAACAAATTGCGTAACTTTGTCGTGACTGCTGCCGCTTCTGTGGCAACATCAGGAACAACTAGCGTAACTGTTAGCCCTGCGATTATTACTGCCGGTCAGTTCCAGAACGTGTCTGTGACCAACGCTGGCGCATCAACTGTTACGCCTTTCAACAATAGTGGTACTGTGTCTCCACAGAACATTATTATGCACCGCAATGCGTTTACATTGGCAGTTGCCGATCTTGAGTTGCCAGAGGGTGTCCACTTTGCTGGACGTGCTTCTGACAAGGAAATCGGTTTGTCTATGCGTGTTGTTCGTCAGTACACAATCAATAACGATAGTATTCCTACTCGTTTGGATGTGTTGTATGGTTGGGCCCCGCTATATCCTGAACTCGCTTGCCGTGTTGCAGCTTAATTAACTTAAAGGAGAATTAATCATGGCAAATCCAGGACCAGCAACCACAGTAAGCAATCACCCCCAAGTTCTTGGTACTAACCAAGCCTTGCGTTTGATTGCATCTGCTCAATCTGTAAACTTGGCCCTAGCTGGTGACACAGCAATGGTCGTTGTAGATGTGAGCAAATTTGTGCCAGTAAGCGTGCTCGTTACCAACGGCTTGAACTCTAGCGGTGCAACAACCACTATTGCAACAGCTACTGTTGGCGTGTACACAGGCCCAGCACAAACAGGTTCAACAGTATTGACTACCGCTGCTTTGACTAGCAACACAGGTGGCCCTTACGTTACAACCTCTGCTGCAACAAATGCCGCAACCGCTATTTCTAACCCATCAACGATGTATGTCAATGTTGGTACTACGATTGCAGCGACTTGTGACGTGTTTGTCTACGGCTATGACCTCACATTTTTACCCTAATCTGTGAGTAAATAAGAAGAAGCCACTCTCAAAAGGGGTGGCTTTTTCTGTTTTAATGTACAATTAATCATTCTTTTTAAGGAATAACCATGTCAAAAACCACTATTTGCCGTGGAAATGTTATAGCGCATACTATTTGCCAACTAACGTTCCCCAGCACTACTTTTTCGACTACCACGACTGAAGTAACGATTGCTTGCCCTGGCGTTAAGTCCACAGACAAGATTCAAGTCCAAATTGACGCAGCAATGACTGTCGGTGTTGGTATTTGTAATGCTTACACCAATGCTGACAATGCAATTATTGTTCGCTTGTTGAACTTAACTGGCACATCTGTTACCCAAGCGGCAGCAACATTGTTGGTTAGCGTCAAGACTTGTGAAGACAGCCCTTTGCCCGCAAACGTTGTTTAATCATGTCTAATACCTCGGTATATAGGATTGCTGGCCCTACCACGGCTATATCTGTTACAACGTCTTCATCGACTGCTGTGACAGTTACACCCGCTGGTAATGACCAGATTAACTATGCTGGACTATTGAATCTAGGTTCAAATGTTGTTGCTGTGACGATTGCTCCCACAAGCGCACCCGCTGCGGTGTTGCCTGTGGCTGGAACGCCTAGCAATTCATTTGTTCTTGGTGTGGGAATGAGCGTGCCAATGGTGGTCGCAGTTCCCCCTAATTCATTTTCCATTACAACAATTGGATCAGGTACAAGCACTTTGTACGTTACTCCAATGTCAGACCAAAGCTGATAATGTCCGGCCCAAACACAACCATCGACCAAAACTTACTGCCTGTACAGGCTTATTTCAACCTCGATGGAACGTTTCAGACCTTTATTGGTCAGGGTCGGCCATTTACAGTCACAATTTCAGGCCCACAAAGCGGTCTAGCAATTACAAATAGTACGCTAGATTCTTCACCAATCGGGGCAACCACGCCATCTACTGGCGTATTTACGAATATCACAACAACAACTGGCACGATTACAACATCACCAGTTAGTTCAACAGATATTGCCAATAAATACTACGTTGATAGCGTAGCACAGGGTCTTGGCCCTAAAGCAGCGTGTCAAGTCGGCACAACCGCAAATATTTCCCTAACTGGCCTACAAACCATTGATGGTTACACCACATTGGCAGGGGATAGGGTACTGGTTAAGAATCAGACCACAACGTCCCAAAATGGGATATACATAGCGTCAGCAACTGCTTGGGCTAGGTCAACTGATCTTGATGTATGGTCTGAAGTGCCAGGCGCATATACAGTGGTCTTAAATGGTGGGCAAGCTGAAACTGGATGGGTTTGTACTGCCGCAACCACAGGGACAATTAACGTCACTGCAATGCCTTGGGTGCAGTTTTCGGGTAATTCAACCTACTATGCTGGCACAGGATTAACTTTATCTTCAAATACTTTTAGCATTACAAATACAGGTGTGACGGCAGCGTCCTATGGGTCTGCTAGTCAAACTGTTACCTTTGTTATTAACGCACAGGGTCAAGTCACTAGCGCAACGTCACAAAATATAGCAATTGCAGCGTCTCAGATAACGAGCGGCACTATATCTAGTTCTTTAATTACTGGCAACTATTCAGGTATTACTGGCGTTGGGACGATTACAACAGGGACATGGAATGGCACTACGATTGGTGTAGCATACGGAGGAACAGGCGCTACAACGTTTACGTCTGGTTACTTAAAGGCCAATGGAACAAGTGCTTTTTCAACTGTCTCCACAATCCCAAATACTGATGTCTCTGGCTTGGGCACAATGTCCACGCAGAACGCCAATAGCGTGGCTATCACAGGCGGGACGATATCAGGCCTATCATCCCCCCTAGCTGTAGCGTCTGGAGGTTCTGGAGCGTCTACGCTGACAGGTTATGTTTACGGCAACGGCACAAGTGCTTTTACCGCAAGCACAACGATACCAAACTCAGCCATCACAGGGCTGGGTACAATGTCTACCCAAAACGCCAACAATGTGGCAATTACTGGTGGCACAGAAAGTGCAGTATCCCACTCAGGCAATACGATCAGTGATTACTTGACGTTTACGCCTCAATCAAGCCTACCAAGCTATGCAAGGGGTGAAGTCTTTTATGATTCAGCTCAAGACTCATTGGCTTATTACAATGGCGTAACAAACAACGAGATACACATTGGCCAAGAAATTCAGCTAAAAGTTTACAACAATTCCGGATCGACTATCAATGTTGGGCAACCTGTCTACATTACAAGCACATCCAGCGGGTTTGTTTATCCTACTGTTGCTTTAGCTATTGCCAACAGTCTAACCACGGCAAACGTCATTGGATTGGCTAACCAGGCTATTCCAACAGGCACAGCTGGCTATGTGACCACGATTGGGGTTGTTTCGGGTGTTAATACTGGTACATACACAGTTGGGGACACGTTGTATCTATCACCCTATTCTGCTGGTTTCTATCAGAATACGATACCTCCCACTGGCTATGCGGTAAAGATTGGCACAGTTTCATATGTGAACTCTAGCGGTCAAATCTACGTCAATAAGAGCAATTTATCCGTTCAAGCGGGTAATATTGTTGGTCAGGTGTCATTGTCCAACGGCGGTACTAATGCTAACTTAACGGCCGTGGCAGGTGGGGTTGTTTACTCAGGTGCTAGTGCTTTGGCCATCAGCGCAGCAGGAACAAGTGGTCAGGTACTTTCATCCAATGGCACAGGTGTACCTACTTGGGTTACACCTGTGGCATATGCTACTGTTACTGATGACACCACTACTAACGCAGTGCGTTATCCCTTGTTTGCTAACCAGACGGCTGGAAACCTTACAACTGAGTACACAAGCTCCACAAAGTACCAATTCAATCCCAGTACAGGCATATTGACGGCCACAGGATATAGTGGGTCTGGTGCTAGTTTAACAAGCCTAAACGCATCTAACATCAGCTCTGGAACGCTTGGAATTGGGTTTGGTGGCACAGGATTGACCACAACGCCCACTAATGGCCAGTTATTGATTGGCAATGGTACTGGTTACACATTGTCCACAATCACGGCCGGTAGCAACATAACTGTTACAAATGCGTCAGGTTCAATCACAATTGCTAGTACATCTTCAGGTGGATCAAGTACCATTTCTGACGATACCACCACAAACGCCACTCGATATCCATTGTTTGCCAATCAAACAAGTGGATCGGCCACAACTATTTACACAAGTAGTACTAAATACCAATATAATCCTAGTACTGGAGAGCTAGATTCTCCTGAAATGGTAGCTAGTAATGGCATATTTACCAATTCAAACACAGTGTCTAGCAGTTACACCATTCCTGCAAACTCAAATGCTTTATCTTTAGCGCCATTGAACTTGGCTGCTAGTGTTTCTGTGACCATTCCATCATCATCAACATGGAGACTAATTTAAACAAATCGTTTAAAATGTCTAAAATTCTGGAGATTTTATGTCCAATTTAGTATTCCAAGCCAATAGTGGTGGCTCAATAACGTTAACAGGTGCAAACACCGCTGGCACGTTCACAATCACTATACCCTCAACCACAGGCACATTTATTACGTCTGGGGATACTGGTACAGTTACTAGCACCATGATTTCAGGCCCATTGACAGTTGCTGTGGGCGGTACTGGTGCTGCAACATTTGCTGCTAACAACGTTTTGTTAGGTAATGGAACTAGCGCATTTCAAGTGGTTGCACCAGGCACAAGCGGTAACGTACTAACTAGCAACGGCACAACTTGGACATCCACTGCGGCAGCATCACAGACTTACCCTGGCGCTGGTATCGCTAATTCAACAGGCTCGGCTTGGGGTACTTCTTACACAACATCGGGTTCAGGAACTGTGGTTGCTTTGGCCACTACCCCAACTTTAACAACTCCTGTAATTACTGGTTACACAGAGACTGCCCCAGCCATTGCTAACTCAAGCACATCAGTTACTTTATCATTGTCTTCAGGAACTGTTTTATCGTACACGTTGACAGGTAATTGTACGTTTACCATGCCAACAGCGACATCAGGAACTTCATTCATTGTTAAGTTGATTCAAGACGGAACAGGATCACGCACAGCAACTTTTACAGGCGTTAAATGGCTTGCTGGTACTGCTCCAACGATAACCACAACTGCATCCACAGGCTTAGACATACTTTCATTTGTGTGTATAAATAGCGTTTGGTATGGAACTTACGCACAGGCGTTTGCTTAATATGTTTGGCGCATTAGACTTTTTCTTTACTGGGGCTAAAAAGCCAACTTTTAGTTTTACTGCTACTTATTTAGTAGTTGCTGGAGGTGGTAGTGGTGGGATAGAACGCACAAGTTCTGGAACTGGAGGAGGAGGTGGAGCTGGTGGTTTGCTTGCAGGAAGTACATCAATAACAACTGGATCATCAGTTTCAGTAAAAGTTGGCGCTGGTGGTGCAACCATTACATCTCAAGGCGTTGGTAATAGTGGCTTTAATTCTGTATTTTCAAGCATAACAGCCAGTGGCGGTGGTGGGGGTGGTGGTACTGGTGGCAATGGTGGCAATGGTGGTTCTGGTGGTGGCGGTTCATACGTTACATATCCTAATGGTGGTACTGGAATTTCTGGTCAAGGATATGATGGAGGTTTTGGAACAACTGGATCAGGTGCTGGAGGTGGCGGTGGTGCAGGTGCTGTTGGTTTTTCTGGTTCAACTGGGATTGGATCTAACGTAGGTACAAATGGCGGCCCTGGTGCTAGTTCTACAATTAGCGGATCAAGTATTACATACGCTGGTGGTGGAGGAGGTAGCAGTTACGGCACAGCGGGACTTGGTGGTGCTGGTGGTGGTGGCACTAGCGGTATTGCTAATTCAAACTCTGGCACATCAGGAACTGCCAATACAGGTGGTGGTGGTGGGGGAGGTGGTAATAGTGCCAATGGAATGTCTGGCGGTTCAGGCATAGTTATTATTTCTATACCAAGCGCACGTTCTGCATCTTTTTCAGGTGGAGTTACATTTACTGGGCCAGTAACAGTTGGCGCAAATAAAGTTTACACAGTAACAGCAACATCAACAACATCAGAAACTGTGACATTTAGTTAAGGATAAACATGGCACACTTTGCTAAATTAGATGAAAACAACGTAGTAGTATTTGTCACAGTGGGGAGAGACGAGGACAACGGCAAGGAAGCTGAATTGTCTGCAAGGACTGGTGATGTGTACAAACAAACCAGTTACAACACAATTGGAGGTGTTCATTCATTTGGTGGCACTCCATTTCGTAAGAATTACGCTGGCTTTGGGTACATTTATGACGCTAACAGAGATGCTTTCATACCTCCCAAACCTTACGCATCTTGGGTCTTAGATGAAAACACTTGCCTATGGAATTCACCAGTGGCTATTCCCAGTGATGCTGGACAAGGCGAACCACCAAAAATGTACACATGGGATGAAGCCACAACCAATTGGGTTGCCTCATGAAATGGCGTATTGACGAAATTGAAGCACAAGATGGCGTTATTACGGCCGTCAAGTACCATATTTCTCATGTAGAAAACGAGCAATT